CCAGCAACTGGTAAGTACACACTTGATAGAAGTGGTGCTAATGACGGAATCCACATTGTCGTTGTTGATGATACTGGAACTGTAACAGGAATTCAAGGTAATATACTTGAGTCCTTCTTACATATGTCTAAGGCAGCTGACTCAGTTTCTGCAGTAAACGCTCCACAGAAGAACTACTACAAGGATTATCTTGCAGATTTCTCCGAATATCTATATGCTGGTGGAAATCCTGGTCAGACTGGAGATGGTTATAAAGGAACTACTCCTACTATTTCTGGATTTACTACTGCAGGAAACTTCACTACCGCATCAGTTGGTACTGGAGCATGGGGTGTAGATGCTCAAGGGGTTAAGTTTAACGTTATTGGTAACGTAAACTACAGTCTTGCTGGTGGAGTTGATTATACTTCCGCTAACGGAATGACTGCAACCTTAGCAAATCTAATGACTGCTTATGGTAAGTTCTCTAATAGAAACGAAGTTGCAGTAGATTACCTTATAATGGGTCCTGGCTTAAGCAATCAAGGAGATTCTCAAGCAAAAGCAAACTATCTACTTTCCATTGCTGGACAGAGAAAAGATTGTGTTGCTACAATTGGACCACATAGATCAGATTTGATTGGTGTTACTAACACTACTACTCAGACTGATAACCTAATAGCATACTTTAGTCCTTTATCATCTTCATCTTATGGTGTATTTGATAGTGGATACAAGTATACTTACGACAGATTTAACAATCAGTTCCGCTACGTTCCAACGAACGCAGATATTGCGGGTCTGATGTGTCGCACAAATATTGTTGCCTATCCATGGTTCTCACCTGCTGGACAACAACGTGGTATTATTAACAATGCAATTAAACTTGCATACAACCCAAATAAAGATCAAAGAGACAAACTGTATCCTCTAAGAATTAACCCAACCATAACACAACCTGGTATTGGAACACTTCTTTTTGGAGACAAGACTGCTCTCGGATATGCATCAGCATTTGATAGGATCAACGTTCGTCGTTTGTTCCTTACTATTGAGCAATCACTTGAGAAAGCAGCAGAAGCTCAACTCTTTGAACTCAACGATGAGTTGACCAGAGCGAACTTTAGAAACATTGTTGAACCTTATCTTCGTGACATTCAGGCAAAGAGAGGACTTTACGGATTCCTCGTTGTTTGTGACAGCACAAATAACACACCTGATGTTATCGATAATAATGAGTTCCGCGCAGACATCTTCCTGAAGCCTGCGAAGTCAATCAACTACGTAACTCTAACCTTCGTAGCAACGAGAACTGGTGTCTCGTTTGAAGAAGTGGTCGGTAGAGTCTAACTTTAGCATCTAAATAACAACAGGAGGAATTAAGAAAATGGCAAGTACTAGAGAGAATAAGACCATCTCTAACTTTAAGTCGGCACTCATAGGTGGCGGCGCAAGGCCTAATTTATTTGAAGTCGAACTTACTACACTTCCAAATGGAGTGGCGTGGGATGCTGACAAATTTAGATATATGTGCAAAGCATCATCATTACCTGCTTCAAACATCGCTGCAATCGATGTTCCGTTCAGGGGTCGTATTTTCAAAGTTGCAGGAGACAGAACCATTGAAACATGGTCTGTAACCGTCATCAACGATGAAGACTTCAAACTCAGAAATGCATTTGAAGAGTGGATGGAGCAAATCGCTAAGTTGGACAACAATTTGGGAGCAACTCTTCCAGAATCTTACATGACCAATGCCACAGTATTCCAACTGGGTAGAGGATCTACTAAGAGTAGTTCAAATTCTGAAGGAAATGCTAATGCTGTTCTAAAAGAATATGAATTTATTGACATTTTCCCAACTAGCATCTCTGCAATTGATCTTTCATATGATTCTTCAGATGCTATAGAAGAGTTTACTGTGGACTTTAACGTTCAGTCTTACAGATTATCTGGGGCTGGCGGTCCTAATGGGTAACTAAATAGAAGAAAGATATTTAAATCATGGCTAAGTTATTTGGGTTCTCGATAGAGGATACCGAACCACTATCTCCGACTACGGTTTCCCCCATTCCTCAAAATGATGAGGATGGGGTTGACCATTATCAGAGTAGTGGTTTTTTTGGTTCTTATGTTGACTTAGAAGGTGTATATCGTACTGAGTTTGAATTAATTAAAAGATATCGTGAAATGGCACTTCATCCTGAAGCGGATAGTGCTATTGAAGATATTGTAAATGAAGCAGTTGTATCAGATACAAATGATGCACCTGTTCAAATTGATCTTGATAATTTAAATGCTAGTGATGGTATTAAGAAACAGATTAGAGATGAGTTTAAATTTGTCATAGATCTTCTAGATTTTGATAGAAAAGCACATGAGATCTATAGGAATTGGTATATTGATGGTAGAATCTATTACCATAAGGTAATTGATTTAAAGAAACCACATGAAGGTATTCAAGAATTGCGTTATATTGATGCATTAAAGATGCGTTATGTGCGTAAAGAAAAGAAGAGAGATAGGGATAATGTTGTAGTCAATAATAGATTGGTTGCTGTGGATGAAAATCCTATGCAAGAATTACCTTTCCCAGAGTTGGAAGAGTATTTCATTTATAATCCAAGAACACAATATCCAACTGGAAACCAAAACGCTACTGGAGCTAGTCAGGGAATTAAGATTGCTAAAGATGCAATATCATATATTACCTCAGGTTTAGTAGATAGAACTAAGGGACAAACCCTTGGTTATTTGCATAAAGCAATCAAATCACTCAATCAATTAAGAATGATTGAGGACTCTCTTGTAATTTATCGTTTATCCCGTGCTCCTGAAAGAAGAATTTTCTATATAGATGTAGGTAATTTACCTAAGGTCAAGGCAGAGCAATATCTCCGTGATGTGATGATGCGATATCGGAACAAACTTGTTTACGACGCTAACACAGGAGAAGTCCGTGATGATAAAAAGTACATGGCGATGCTGGAAGACTTCTGGTTACCTAGAAGGGAAGGCGGACGTGGTACTGAGATTACTACTCTTCCAGGAGGTCAAAACCTTGGAGAGATCACGGATATTGAGTACTTCAAAAAGAAATTATATAGGTCGCTCAATGTACCCCCATCAAGAATGGATGGAGAAGGAGGATTTAATCTTGGAAGATCCTCAGAAATACTAAGAGATGAGTTAAAATTCACTAAGTTTGTAGGTCGTTTACGTAAGAGATTCTCTAATTTATTCAATGATATGCTGAAAACTCAGCTATTATTGAAGAACGTGGTGACCCCAGAAGACTGGGAAATCATGAGTGAACACATACAATATGACTTCTTGTATGATAATCACTTCTCTGAATTAAAGGATACTGAGTTATTTACTGAACGATTAAATGCTGCTGCAGCTGCAGAACCATACGTTGGAAGGTATTTCTCTCAGGACTATGTAAGACGTAAATTACTTCATCAGACTGATATTGAGATTAGGGAACAAGATGCATTAATGAAGCAGGAAATTGCTGACGGAATAGTTCCTGATCCAAATGCAGCTTTAGATCCTATGACTGGTATGCCTGTAGAACCAGGTGCAGCGTCTAGTGACCTAGGAGCACCTGTTATGGAACCAGATTTAGAGTCAGAAGCTAGTGCAACTGAACTACCTAAAGGTGGGGAAATATAAATAAAAAAGATTCACTTATTTATAATTTAATAAAATGGACGAATTAATGGACTTGCTTTCAACGAAAGATTCTTCTGCGAATGCAATAAGCGATAAATTGAAGGACATGCTTTTCACAAAGTCTGCAGATAAAGTCGATGCTTATCGATCTAATGTAGCAGATAGTATGTTCAACTCGAAGAATGCACCTACACAAAATGAAGTAGATGCAGAACCAGAAGTCGATTCTGAGGATGACTACAATCCTGAGGCACCTGGAAGGGTGGCACCTGCAGTCGGTGAAGCACCGTCTGCTTAAAGGATTATAAATAACTAGTAAAATGAGACTATAGCTAATGGCAGCACATAAACCAGTCGGAACGGGACAGACTATTGCGATAGGAGCTGCGTCCACTTACGTTGAATTTAAACAGGAATCACCTTACGTAAAAATTTACGCTAAAGGAACTGATACCTTTGTTGCCATAAATACGAATCCAACTGCAGATGCTACGGGATATTATATTCCTTCTAATACTTCTGCCATATTAAGTATGGATAAGGTTAGATCTAATCGGGTTGTTGGTATTACTACAGGTGTTGGTCAAACAACACTTGATTTTGCTCAAGGAACTGGATCTCCAGTTGATGTTGGGCAATTGGTTATGCTTGATATAACTGGTAATAGCGTATTAAGTTTTGGTCCTGGTGTTGGAGTTGCCTCGGCACATGCAGCATATGTGACTAGTATTAATAGTTTCGGTGGTGTAAGTGGGTATGAAAGTACTCGTATTACAGTTGACTTTGATTCACAAGATCTAGCAGCTGCTGATCCGCCTACGTTCTCATGGGCTCAATTACATAAGGTAGCACGAGTGGGTATGGGATCTGCATCGGATGGTGCATCTGGTATAGCATATGTTCAACAAATTCAAGTCGCAGGGGATGCCTAAATGAAACTCATTAGAGAAGAAGTCGAATCAGTCGAATTTCTAGTTGAAAATAGAAACGGCAAGAAGTCGATGTATATCGAAGGTGTTTTCTTGCAAGGTAACATCAAGAACCGTAATGGTCGGATGTATCCTATGGAGACTCTTCGCAAGGAAGTCTCTCGTTATAACGAGGCTCATATCACATCAGGTAGAGCACTTGGAGAACTTGGACATCCTGATGGACCAACAGTAAACCTTGATAGGGTTTCACATAAAATCGTTTCTCTAAAAGAGAACGGACAGAATTTCATTGGTAAGGCTAAGATACTTGGCACACCAATGGGTAAAATTGCATCTTCATTAATTGAGGAAGGTGTTAAACTTGGTGTTTCTTCAAGAGGTATCGGTTCTTTGAAACCAACCCGTGAAGGATACAATGTTGTCGGTGAAGATTTCATGTTAGCAACTGCTGCTGATATCGTCGCTGATCCTTCTGCACCTGATGCATTTGTTTCAGGAATTATGGAAGGAAAAGACTGGGTTTGGGACGGAGGTATTCTGCGTGAGAAGTTCGCAGAGAACACTTATAAGACCATAAACACCCTTGTAGATCAAAAACAACTCGATGAGAAAAAACTTTCATTATTTAATGATTTCTTATCAAACATATAAAACTTCTAAATAAATATAGATTTCAACAACTACGGAACTCGGAGAAACTTCAAATGTCTAGTGGCAAGCAATTACAAGAAATGGAAGTAGGCACTAAGCAATCCAAAACTGCCGTCAATGCGAATGCAAAGCCAGGGCAGCCAATGGAGAAACTTACTACTGGTGGAACACCACCTACGGTGGAAGATCTCGGAGGACCTACTCCAGATAACTACAGTCCAACAAATGATTCTGCAAAGATCAAAACACCTGGCGGAACTCTGAAGCAGGTTTCAGATGTAGTGACCAATCGCAAAGGAAAAACACTCAAGCAAGGTGACGAAGTGGAAGTAACTGACGAGCAAGAAGTTGTGGCAGAAGAGCCAACAACAGAGGAAGTAGTTGCCGAAGCACCTGAAGAGACTGTTGAGGAAACAGTTGTTCCTGACATCGAAGAAGATGTCGCTGCTCTACTTAGCGGAGAAGAACTCAGTGAAGAGTTCAGAGCAAAA